GTAACATCTACTGGTGGAGTCGTCAAACCATTAATCGTTACATTACTTAGTGTCGTATAAGACGAACTAACACCCATTGAATTAACCGCTCTAACTCTAAAGTCATAAAGCGTAGGGTCAACGTCATCTAATCTTGCTGTAGTATTGCTTGTAGTCGTTAAGAATATCCAATCACTATCAGCACTCTTTTTCCATTCAACCGTGTACTTCTCAACGAATTTATCCGTACTAGCAGTCCAACTAATAGCAACTCTAACCTTAACACCAGCAGAACCAATCGTGTCGTATAAAGACTCAGCAGTAGCCAAAGAGGTAGGTGCTATAACTGAAAACGGGTCAGGCAAAGTGGTATCAGGAATATCATCAGCCTCAGTCTTACTTGACCAAGGATATATTGAATCTTGATGTTCAGTCAATTCTAAATCAACAGTACCATTAACCTTTAACATCATTCTCGCGATTCTAAACGGTTTAGCACTCCAAGCAGGTGTAGTGTGAGTTACCCCAACAATATCACCAATAGAAACCTGTAATGCCTCACTCGTACAATTAAACGAGCAAACAATCCCTTGTCTTGAACGCTTTAAAACAATTTCTGCTATATCTTCAGCAGTATAAATATTATTAATAGTAGATAGACTAATCTTCTTTTCTAATGGTATATTTCCATCTTCAGTTAAATAGGTTGTGTACTCACTAGAACTAGCAGGGGGGTATTCTATTTGGTCTGTTTGATAATTATTATCGGGATTAATATAAGTCGCTATAACTCGATTGTAACGATTCTTCTTTTGAACGCCATCAATCTGTATTCCACCTATGATATGGTCTTCTGTGAAGGTGTAAACACTTGAGCCTTCATCTTCTACTATTAAACCATAAACACCTTGAGAATAAGGCAATAAACCCCTCATACCACTCAATAGTATCTGAACATTAGTCATTAATGCTTTACCTGTATCTAATACAGCGTGGCACTCAAATATATTCTGAGCAGTACCGCCACTATACGGAGTTACATCTTCATCACACTTATTAGCGGCACTATTGAACAAAGTATCATTGATACTAGAAGTCGCTAAACCTTTACCATATCTAGTATTAGTTAAATAATCTCTCAAACATAGGGCAGGGTTACTTGAATAAGCAGTAGTAGATGTTCTAGCATCATAAACCTTTCTTCCCTTAACAATAGCGTGAATAGTAGGAATAGAACTATAAACATCTGAATCCCATTTCAATCTCACAGCCAAATAAGCAACACCACTTAATTTGTGGTCTGAAGTCCAACTAATTCCTGCCGATGTAAACATTGAATCTGCTGATTGACCATCAGTACCCAAATACTGATTAATTGTTACAGTAGAACCCCACCTTGAATCAGTAGATATAACATCATCTAAATAAACACTATCAATAGACTGAATCTCTCCCTCACATAGAACCAACACGATATAAAGATATTCATTGTCTGTTCCTGAAGATGAAACTAATACCCTTGTTCCACCAACTTTTCTTTGACCATAAACAACAGGTATTTGAGAAAGTGTAGAATCTTTATTAGCAAGTATTCCTTTGTTTTCATTATCTAAATCAGGTATATCAGGGGCATCAGGTGTTAGCCAATCAATAACATCACCAATAGCATCAATGATTATATCAAGTGGTTTTTTAACAAATACGTCAAAAGCCTTCTTAATAGGTGCTGTAATGAATTTGAATACTTTACTAAAGAATCCCATTTATGGTCTGCCCCACTTAATATCTTTCACACTTGAACCTGAAAATTCAAATCCTTTATCACTAGAAAAAAATAATTTTTGAGAATTTGTATTCGTTTTACGACCTGATACTTTTTCAAAATCACCCCAATGTGAAGCGACTGATAACTCTATGGTGCTATCTTCTTCACCATCACCAATAGTAAACCCAGTTATTGTTCCATCATAAGTCAATAAAGGGTCGCCAATAATGGCATTAGCAGTATCTAAAAAGGCTCTATAAATAAGAACCTGACGATTAATAATATCTTGACTCAATACAATTGATACATAAGTCTGGTTCACAGCAGATAAGGTCAACTTAATAGTGCCAACTCTAACATTAGCCGATTCTTTAATATTTGATATACCTAAAAAATGACCACCTGCTTCATACGAATTACCACTATAAGATATGTCGTGAAAACCACTTGTCAAATAAACGGTTGAATCAAAAGCAATAGAGATTAATGTTACCTGCTGAAAATTATCCTTAGCAATTTCAGTAATAACATCAGCGTGTATCGTTCTGCTCATAACGACTCAACAAAATCCACATTAAACTTAACAAACTGATTAGTCCCCATCTTATATTCTTGAGCATCTTTAGATAATCTCATTGTAAAAGGCACGTTATTAACAGTTATAGTTTCATTATCACTTAAAGCCGTAGCCAACTGTGGTTCTATAGTCAAAGTTGAATTACCACTTCCATCACTATTAGCATCTGACACCACCATATAAACCTTGTCGTGTCCTGAAAACTTAATAAAATCACCAGCCTTCATAATCCCAGTAGTAGAGATAGTCCAACCATCAGTAACAATAGTAGTATCACCCACCGAATGAGCACCATTAACCAAAGGCGTTCCAGTAGCCACACCTCTTGCGTTTCCAATAATAGGCGGTATCACTGTGAATGTAGAATATTGTCCTCTTTTAGACACTATATAAGCCCATACAGGCATAAAGTCAGTCCTAGTCATAGGTGAATAAGAAGCAGTAAACGCCCATCTCTGTCCTGCTATTTTCCTAGACTGCATCCTACCACTTACAGTAGTTGATACTAATGTTGGTGAATCCGATTCTAAATTAACCGCATCCCATACTGGTGTTGTTGGATAACTCACGCTAAACCTCTTTGACCTCTGTCATTCATTGCTTCATTTATCATACCTATAATCAATCCTCTTCTTTCTGATAATAATGAATCAAATCCAGCAGTATCATTTGCCACGATTGTAAAATTAACATCAGTATTATTAATAACAGTATTCTCAACTACTCCACCTGCTTTTTTTCCTTTAGTGTGGTCTATTACAGTTTCTTTAGGATGAAGAATAGAAAGAAAACCACCTTTACCATCTACACCACCTGACCTTGAACCAGTACCAGTGAAACCACCACCTTCTGCTGAAGGTAAACTAGCCATCTGTGCTGAAGTCATAGCCAAAGCAGTTGTTGCTGTAATTCCTGCCATAGCAGGTGCAGCATTAGCACCGAATGTAGCAAGAGAAACCATAGCCGCTGCTGGAGTCCATGCCATAGTAGTTGCTACACCTGCAGCAACATTTGCCGTAGTTATAGCCGCTATTGCGGCTACACCTGTAGCAGTTTGAGCAGTTTTTGTTGAAGTATCAAGTGCTAGTGATAGGGTTTTAAATATCTTTTCTTTAGCCCAATTAACCGCCATCTGAACGCCCATTTCAACTAACGAACTAACAACAGATGCTAGAATATCTTGACCTAATTTCTTCATAGTCATACTAGACTTTTCACCAAACACTAATATTTGAGCAGTTGAATCTCCTATACCTTTAGCAAAAGAACCGCCATTACCAAATATCCTGTCAATACTTTCTTCAAATAAAGCCAAAGGATTGTCCATTTCAGCCAATCTCTCTGTAGCCTCTTCATAAGCAAGAGTTGTATTCGCTATAGCCTCTGCTCTTTGTTCTTCTGATAATCTATTATCGTCAGCAAATTCATTAATTCGTTCTAATTCAGCACTATAACCTTGAGTTAATTTCTCTTGGTCACTTAAATTAACACCAACATTCTTAATACTTTCAATATATTTATCATTAGTAGATATTAACTTCTTGAATTTCTTTATAGTTGGGTCAACTACTGGCTCTGGTGCTTTTGAACCTTTTGGAACTTTAGGGTCAATAACATCAAATGACTTTTCAGCCATCTTTAAATCCCAATTAGCCCTAATCTCTTCTCTTAACCATTTTATTCTTGACTGTGAAACCTCAATCTTCTGATTGTTTGTATCTTGTAAAGCCAAAGCCCCTGCTAATTCTTGAACGCCTAAAGAACCATTTACATTAAATGTTTTCTTTTTTAACTCAAGAAGGTTCTCTTCCTCAGTCGATAATGCTTTAATCAAGTCTATTTGATTCTTGCCTCTAATATCTTTATGAATATCATTCAAAGCCCTGAATGAATCAACTATATTGTCCAACTGTGTTGCCAAAGCAATAAGTCCTGCTAACACTAATCTTGCTTTTGTTCCACCAATGACCGCCATCACAAGACCTGTTTCTAGTATCCAAGGCGGTAAACCCATAACAACAGATATTGCTGAACCAATAGCCTTTCCTACAGACACTACACCTTTACCAAATTCTTTAATTGATGCTACTGTTTCAGGCTTACCCATTGACTCTGTAATATCAAGAACAATATCCTTAGCCATTTCAAATACACCAGTCTCAGCAAACTGAATCTTTAACTTAAACCAAGCATCTTCCATCATTGATACTTGACCTTGGAATGTATTGGCTAATTCTTTAGTAGCACCTACAGCAGTTGTGGTGTTATTCTCCCACATCTCTTTTAATGCTTTACTTGTTTCTTCTCCCGACATTTGAACGCCTTGTTCGAATCCTAAGAAGGCGGCTACACCTCTTTCACGGAACAAGTCAGCACTAGCAATACCACCAGCCATTGCTCTTTGTAATTGTTCTGCTGTTTTAACGAAGTCAAGACCTGATACTGCGGCAATATCACCTGTCATTTCTAACAAGCCATTTAACTCATCAATATCATCTGTAACTGTTAATAGAAGTGGGGATGCTTTCTGAATGTCCTCTAGTGCGAATGGCACTTTGGATGCGAACTTAGTCATAGTATCAAATGCTTTACCAGCATCAAGTGTACTACCAGTAAGGAACTTTAATCTTACTTTTAGACTTTCTAAACCTGCGGCACTTTGAATAACCGACTTCATTACCGCACCAGCACCTAAAGCACCCATAGCACCGTTTAATGAGAAGATACGATTCTTTACATTGGATGCGGTTTTACCAATACCCCTTATTGCTTTACTTGCTCTACTTGAGCCGGATACAGCCCCTTTCGGGTCAACCTTTACACCATAAGTTGCTATCTTGTTAGTTGCCATTTTTGCTATCCTCTAGTTTAAAGAAGGCAAACCAACCATGAAACTCCTCGACCGTCATTAGGTCAATTTCATATACGGTCTTATTTAAGCGATTCGCAAGTGCGTAACTTGCGTATAACTCGGAATCGCCTTCTAGTTTCCCGACATTTCATCTATTGTTGGTGTTGCTGATATTTCCCCTACAACCCTTGTAATAACATCAGGCGATACACTATTCATCAATGTAATTTTATCGGATATATCAAACATCTTCTTACCATCACTATCTAACGCTTTAAGAACCAATGTTCTTACCATAAACTCAAAATCATCACCTTTAGCAAACTTCCAAAGTGACTTCTTCTCGCCCATAGTGAAAGGAGTGGAATATATAATTACATCCCACTCAGGCACTTCAATAACTTGTGTTTCTAACTTATCAAAATGTGCCTTAGCATTATCTAAAATGCCCATTACGCTACCGTAGACCAAGTAACCGCACCGTTGGCTTCAAAACTAACTGTTGTTTCAACCATACCGTCTAGTGTAGTTGATACACCTTTCTCAGTAATTAAAGCCGTTAATGTTGCATAAGTATCACCAGTTGTAGCACCTTCAGGATATAGATTTAAAGTAACACTAGCACCAACTGTCATAGCACCTTGACCGCTTGTATCTGTTTCATCCCAAAACGCAGTCATTGAACCACTAGCAGTA